CTGGGCATCGTGCTTGACCGCTGGGACGTGCAGCTTGCCAGCCGAAAAGGTCTCGCCAGATTCATGGACAAAGACCGTCTCAACGATCACGCCTGCTTCGCATTCATGCGTCTGCTGCACCAGGGCAATGCCGTTGGCGTTGAGGCCATCCATCACAGCCTCGACGCAGGCTGCCAGGTCTGCATATCGGCTTTTGAAGTGCGGGTTGCTGCTGGTCTTAAGGGCTGGGCCAAAGGCTTTCTGCGCCTTGACCAATGCTTGTGCGATCTCTTTCATTCCTGATTCTCCTTCTGATCTTGCTGTTGAACTTCGTGCTCGAAACGATCTTGGTCGTTTTCCGGTTCGTCTGGGGGTGGAGCGATTCCCCTCAGAGCTTCTTGCATGACTGGGTGCAGGTAATCCATCGAGTTTGCCTTTCGTGGTGGGTTGTTGGAATTTGTAGTTTAACGCAAGTGCGATGGATTGCAAGGGATTTCTGATCTTTTTTTATCGCATGGGCGTTGCTTTTTTGCCGCACTTGCGTTATCGTTGCAAACATGCAACTACTTGAACACGCCATCAAAGAAGCCGGAGGGGTCAGTGCCTTGGCACGCGCCCTGAAACTTCCGCAGTCCACAGTCGCCAGTTGGCGGCAGCGTGGCAGTGTTCCTGCAGGCTGGCAGGCCGCCCTTCCTCTTTTGTACCCACAAAAAAAGAAGAAGAAGGCTTGACTGTTTGTGAATGTTGCATACACTGAAGTCGCGCCGTGGAAAGCGCATAGCGGGTCGAATGTTCAGTCTCCATTGGGCTGGTCTGTTCGACCGAATCAAAACCCTTACGGGGTGCGACCTGCCGGAATTTCCACCGTACAGGCCAGCACCAATGGAGATTGCACATGAGAATAAAAAACTGGTCGAAATTTCAACATTTCAAAGACCGCAGGCCACCTTGGGTCAAGTTGTACCGCGACATTCTTGACGACATTGAGTGGCACGAACTCGACCCGCAAGCAGCAAAAGTCCTCGTCATGCTCTGGCTGATCGCCAGCGAAGATGACGGAAACCTCCCTGATATCAAAAAGCTAGCATTCCGTCTCAGGATGACGGAGAAGCAGACTTCCGACTGCATTTTCAAGTTGTCTCACTGGGTGGAGCAAGATGATATCAAGCCGATATCAACGCGATATCAAGATGATCGCCTAGAGACAGAGACAGAGACAGAGAGAGAGAAAGAGGGAGAGAAAGAGAAAAAGACGCAGCGCGGGACGCGCTTGCCAGCAGACTGCCTTTTTCCACCAGAGTGGGCTGACTTTTGCAAACACCAAAGGCCAGACCTTGTGCCGCGCCAGGTGTTTGACGAGTTCAGGGACTATTGGATTGCCCAGCCTGGTCAAAAGGGTGTCAAGACCGACTGGGACGCGACCTGGCGAAACTGGGTCAGGCGACAGAACGCTCCGAAGACCAATTCTGGAAGGCCTGTGATCGACATTGACGCACGCAACCGAGAGGCCAAAAGGCTGCTGGGTTTTGATGAGGAGACGATCAATGCTTAAGACCGACTTTGAAGAGTTCCAGTCGATGCTCGACAGCGTGGCTGCTTTGATGAACAAGCCCACACCCGCGCCGACTCAGGTGGCGATGTTTTTCAGGGTGATGGCAAACTACTCGATTGCTGACGTTCGTGGTGCGCTTGAGGCACACTTGCGAGACCCGCAGCGAGGCAGATTTTTCCCGATGCCTGCTGATCTGATCGCGCAGATCGATGGGCGAACAGAAACCAGGCCATCGAGTGATGAGGCTTGGGCGATCTCGGTCAAGGCACTGGACGAGTTCGATTCCCTTGTCTGGACGGACGAGATGGCGCAAGCCTGGTCGGTTTGCAAGCCGGTGATGGACATGGGCGACGAGGTTGGTGCTCGTATGGCCTTCAAGTCGGCCTACGACCGCCTGGTTGCAAAGGCCAAAGAAACCAACACGCCGGTCAACTGGACTGCTTCTCTCGGTTTCGATCAGGAGCGCAGAGTGCTTGCAATCGAGCAGGCCCAGAGATTGGGCAGGCCCGTGACAGTGCCAGAGCACATGCGCCTGACAAACAACACGCCGCTTTTGCTTGAGGACAACTCGCAAGTCGATATGCCAGACCATGTGCGCGAGAAACTCCGCAAGCTGCGAGAGCAACTGACCAGCCCAAAGACCGAAGGCCCAAGCAAGGCTGAACTTGAACGACAGCACCTAATCAACCGCAAGCGAGAAATCGCTGAACAGGTCGCCGCCTACCAGGGGGAGGCATGACATGCGAATCTTGCCAAGCCCACGATATCAACCCGATATCAGGGAGATATCACTTCGGTTGCCTCCAGTGTTGCACGAGGCTGGTTCTATCTGCCCATCCGAACAAGCGTCTCGCTGCATCGATGCTGGCTGCCATTGCCAGATTCAGGGACGCACCTGGGCGGGAGCAGATTTTGGAGTCCGTCCGCCTTACCCTGGAGAAACGCCACTCTCCTGGGCCGAAGTGATGGAAGCCGTGAAACGAGGCCTGCTATGACCGAGAGAATCATCATCCATTGCTGGGAGCCGGTACAGGGCCATAAGGCCCTCACACAGCAACTGTGGCCCCTGCTGAAGGCCTCATTGATGGCAGGCCACCGCATGATCGTTGAATGCCGCGCAGAGACCCGCACGCTGGCCCAAAACTCGCGCCTGTGGGCCATGCTGACCGATATCAGCAAGCAGGTCGACTGGTACGGGCGAAAACTCACGCCAGAGCAGTGGAAGCATATTTTTACCGCAGCACTGAGCAAGCAGGATGTTGTCCCTGGCATCGATGGCGGCTTCGTGGTGCTCGGCAAATCCACCAGCAAAATGACCAAGGTCGAGATGAGTGAATTGCAGGACTTGATGGAAGCATTCGGGGTTGAAAAAGGGGTGAAATTCACTGCGCCTGAATATGTCGACCCAGAGACAGGAGAAATTCATCAATGAGAAGGCCTACCTATTCGATGCTCGACGAGTTGATGGCAAGCCCGACCGAACCGTTGTCGGCTGAAAAACGTCAGCATCAGTTGATGAGGATGTTTACTGCTTTGGACAACTTGGTCAGGGCTGAAAACCCAACCAAAGAGGACTGGAGGCTCTGCTCGGATACTGTAAACATGGTCGAGAGTTTGATCGACATGGGAGTCTGCGAGGACAATTCTGGCCTGCTGATGGATGCGATCACTGCTCTTGCCAAAGCAGGAAAACGAAACCTTCAAGGCAAACCCATTCGACTTGATGGGCAAGGCTTGACTGCTGTCCGAGGCATTTTGCAGGACTATGCCGATCTGCTTGAGGTCATCCCCGCCAGGGTCATGATTCGATGCCACCGCAAGACCGAAAAACGAATCTTTGAAATTTTGGCTGGCAGGAAGCAGCCTCATGACGTGGAGATCGTTTAAAGATGACACCGCTACCCTGGGACTATTTCCGCTGCAAGCCAGATCAGCCGGACAGCTTTTGCTGCAATTGCAAAAGATGGGCAGATCATCCAGAGCAGACCCATAATCCTCATGGGCAGTCTTTTGTTTCGGTGACCAACAGTCGAAACGAGGCCTGCGACTACATTCCGATCAGTTTTCTGGAGGACAAATGACCACGAACGCAGAGCGAAAGCACATGAGCAAGGTCGCGGAGCTTGGCTGCGTGGTTTGCTGGCGGCTTCATGGGCCACACTCACCAGGGCCAGTCGAGCTTCACCATCCTAGACACGGCACTGGGATGGGGCAACGCGCTAGCCACATGGACGTTTTGCCTTTGTGTGTGGAGCACCACCGAGGCCGGTCTGGTGTTCACGGACTAGGCACAAAGGGATTTTCCAAGCACTATGGCTTCACCGAGGCTGATCTTTTGAATGATGTAAAGGAACGACTGCAATGAACGATATCCGAGACACCCTTGAGGAGCGCGGAACCCGCTACGGGGCATTTTGCGATCATGCCGAAATCTCTCAGGAACTCAAAGACGTGATGCACGACACGCCCAACTGGGAAAGCCTGCGTCCCGACCAAAAGGAGGCCCTGGAGATGATTCAGCACAAGATCGCACGCATCCTCAATGGCGACCCAGACTACGTCGACTCCTGGACTGACATCGCGGGTTATTCAACTCTGGTCGCAGACCGTCTGGGGGTTGAATGA